CTTACCACAGCGGAAGCTGCCCTGATCTATCCTGACCCTGAAAGCGAAACCTTCGAGGCTGACAAGGCTGCATACCACGAACAGCTAACCGCAATTCGTGCGCCTATCAACGCTTATAACGCGGCCACACGCGAACGCTCATGGGCGCAAATTAAAGCTAAACAGGTCGAGAGTGATCTGGCGATCTACAATCAGTACATTTCTGCAATGCTGGAAAACTATACAGAGGAGGACATCAATGGACTTCGTTCGGTTCTATTTGTTAGCAGCGACCCTGTTGTGGATGATGTATCTCTATACGGCAGCGCACATGTTGATCACCTAGCATCCGCCAATAATCTTCAGGTGATACGAGAAGAGGACGTTGATGCATAGTGCGTCACGGACGCAGTCGAAAGTAAACTAAGCCGAAATAAGTAGAAAAAACGGGGCTTTTCGGAACTATTTTTGTTATAGGAAATAGAAGTAAATCTATGATTATTAAGGGAAATATAAGGTCTGAGTGACCGAATCCCTCCTTCTCCGCCATATTTTAAGTTGCTGTTTTAATAGGGGTTAATGTAACCTTTAGGAACATTGACGCAATTGGACGCAGCAGCTTGGCGAGTATAAGGAAGAGGAAGAATGGTTGGTTCGTAGAGATCCGTAAGAAAGGATACTCTTCCGTGAATCAAACTTTTCCAACTAAGAAAGAAGCTGAAGCGTTCGCTACCAGTACAGAGTCGGCCATGATCAACGGAACGTGGGCAGATGTTCGTCATCTACGGTCCACGACCGTCGGTTCAGTGGTCGAGCGTTACATCGAAGAGATCCACCCGATCAAACCGTTTGGTAAAAGTAAGATGTCAACGGTGCGCTCGGTGGCACGTGATTTCCAAGGTGTAAAGGTAGCTGACTTAACCCCGGCTATGCTGCTGGATTACGGTAGGCGCAAAGATGTGTCGCCCAGTACGCTAACGCATCACATGACCTACCTTGCCCAGGCTGTCGATATGGCCCGCACATTGTGGGGGCTACACCTGAACGAGAACCCTGTGCGTACGACCATGGCTGTGATGTCTCAACTTGGGATGATCGGTGCTTCGAAAGAAAGGGACCGCAGGTTAGAAGATGGTGAGTATGAGCGGTTGATAAAAGCAGCTGGTGATCATTGGATTTCGCCAATGATAGACATAGCTCTACACTCGGCTATGCGCCAAGGGGAGATCCACCAATTGCTGTGGTCCGATATCGACTTTGATAAAGAAGAGATCTTGATACGTGACCGTAAAGACCCGAGGAATAAAATAGGCAACGATGGGGTAATTCCGCTGTTTTCGGGCGTAAAAAACGCGCTCTCACGTGCACAGAATTACAAAAGCACGGGGCCTAGGGTGTTTGGCGTGCGAGAGAGCGCCTCTATTTCGGACAGATTTGCCCTTGTAGCAAAGAAGGCCGAAGTAAAGGACTTCCGCTTCCATGACCTAAGACACGAGGCTATTAGCCGGTTCTTCGAGCAAGGTTTAGCTATTCAGGAAGTGGCAGTAATTAGCGGGCACAAGACATGGGAACAATTGAAGCGTTACACCCAGCTCAGGCCCGCTGATATCTCGAACAAGCTGCGTAGCGATAATCATCACAAGGAAGAGTAGGTTCCGTGTGGCTGTAACTCATTTTGAACTTTGTTCTGGACATACTTGGCGACGTCTGTGGTTGGGAACAGATATTTCTTCCCACGTCGGAAGTGTGGGATGTCTAATTTGCCCTTGTAGATCTGTTGGTATAACGTCGTCTTCTGTAGTCGTAAAAGTTGAGCTAGGTCGTCTAGATCCATGAGGGGGCCGTGCCGGTCCATCAACCACTCAGCTAAATCCATCGGTTGCCTCGGTTGGTATGACCGCTAGTTCGTAACCAATGGATGCATAACCCGCGATGTCAGTCCAGGAATCTAGTTTGTCCGGGTTTCCAGCTAGCCGCCCTAGCTTGAGGATAATTCCAAACACGGCTATGTCACGCCCCGTTATTTCGGAGCCTTTCCGATTACCGAGATATGCCCCGAAAAGTTTTGCGGTCCGTTCCATGTTTTCTTCGGGTTCGCCATATTCTTTGTTTCGGTTATTTGTTACCAACTCGGCGGCAAGGTCTAACATATAAGCACGGTGTGTAATTTCCAATGGCTTTCTCCTTAATCGATTGGACTAGTACATTTAAACAGAGCTCACATTAGTTGGGGTAATTTTGGACTGCAATAGGCAGTAAACAATAAAGAACAAAAATGAGGGTAATGTTACAAGACGTTAAAATAAACGGGCGCCGTGTAGGAAATACCTCAGTTTAAGTAACGATTTAGGAGGTAGTTGTTTAGTGTTTACCACTTCAAAGTCAGGGCTACCTTTACGAGAAATTACCCAAAGGCTGGTGGATTTCGGGTCTTTAAATAATGAGCTCGGTTCTTCTTCTAAGACCCACAAAATTGCGCCTTTAGGAAGCTTCAGCTCGGTGCCGTGGTTAGAATAGTGCAAGGGTTTATCTAAACGTATGACTTTGGCAGGCATCTTGTTAGGAAAAATAATAGATGTTGATGCCTCATCAATCCTTTTTTCAGCGTCTGACCAGTTGTAGATGAGGTTAGCTGTCGCGACGTCTGGTAGGTAGTTTAGTATGTCAGGGTCAATTTCGCGGGGATCAACGCCGAGAAAATTAGCAAACTTAATAATCACTGGAGGGTTAAGAACAGTAAACTCGTTTAGGTACTGACTTATTGCGCCCTGAGTCATACCAATTTTCTTGGCCACTTCTGATTGGATAAATCCAATCTCATTCTTCTTTAGGTTCCAAATCCTTTTTAGGTTTTTTACTCGGGTATCCACTGTCCCTCCTGGGTAGGCAAACTCCTTCAATCCAATGCACTACATCTTTGCGAGGTATTGATCGTTTAAGATAGTCGGCTTTAGTAATATTTTGATGCCATTGGTCTCGGAGTATAACAGCCGTATCCTCAACTCCAATGATTAAAACTGCTTGGTGTTTAAAATCGACTAACCGCTTGAGCCACAGGCGCTGTTGTTCTGATAGCGACGTACGTAGGCGCGTCGTATCTCGGACTGGTAGTTTTTTAATATATTTATACTCAGCCCATAAAGAACCGGCGGAGCCCATGTACAAAGCGTCAGGGACTCCACCGGCAAATGAGTCGTGGATCTTCCAGCAAAAGACTTCGCTGGAAAGACCCCGATGTATCGAGCGTATGAAACTATGCTCGTTAATGAATGTTACTCGGCAGCAAAGGACTCGTAATAGCCCTCTGCCACTTTGTAATCTTCCTTGGTAGTCCAGCCTACAAAACTGGCTTCAAGGTTCATCCATGATTTACCAGAACTGTTGGATACAGAAACGGCTTTGAGTTTCCACAGACCTGCGAAACGGTCACCACCTATGTTGAGGATCTGAGCGTTCCAGTTCTTTGATACCCGGAGCTTCGATGAAGAGAAGTCCATGATCGCTGGACGTGAAAGCTCACCAGTTTCTGGGTCCTTCAACAGCAAGATGTGGCTGTGTGTCTGGTTGATGTCATAGTCTTCTGGTTTGTCTTCGGCTTGCACAGCAGCCTGTGCTTCTTTGAAAGTGCTGAAGCTACCCAGTAGACCACCACCTGCGTCACGCTTGCGCCAGACAACATGCTCATCTTTGAACTTGATGCTGACCACGTAGATCTCTTGACCGTAGATATCACGAGTGAGGCTGTTCATGAAGTCACCGTCATTGGCCCCGTCAATATAGTTCGGGTGGTGACGATCGACTTCGTCAGACATTTTCTGAAGAAGCTTGATACGTGGGATTGTGAGGTGATCTGCAGTGATGTCCTCGTTACCACGGCCTTTGCCTTTGGTGATGTGTGCTGGGACGGGATTGATAATTGCGAGTGCTGCATTAGCCATTGTTAAATCTCTCTTTGTTAAATCGTTAAGTCGTTAAGTTGGTAGATGAATCACTCTTAGAGTGATCTAAAGTTGATGCGACGAATTTCGCGGGGTTGCAACCCCGGAACTGTAATTCCTAGCTTGAGAAGCTCTTTATATACAGTCGATGAAACACGACGCTGGATAAGTGAGAAGTCCTGCTGTTCCAGAATGTGGGTGTACAGGGCGTCCCAATCGACTACCTCGGGGACAGTGTCTGTGTTGATTGATACAGACGCGTCATTGTTGGCAGTACGGGTGAGTTCTTCCTCATCCATCTTGCGCATAAGCTGTGTGTCTATGTCAGTTTGTTCTCCTTTCAGGTTCTTTAGTAATGCATTGGCTGCGTCAATCTCGTGCTTGAGTTCGGCGCGACGTTTGATCAGGTCATTGAGGTTCATGCTGCTCTCCGTAGGCTGTTGAGTTTGGTTAGGGTGGTAAGCAAGTCTTCCATCTTGGTGAGCTTGCCCTCCAATTTTTCATACACACCTGGTTCACCCGTATTGAGTGCCTGAATGTGTATGATCTCCGTGCGTTTTTTCTGACCCGCACGATAGATTCGACGATTGAATTGCTGGTAGTACTCAGCGTTGTAGGTGGGCGATGCCCAGATAACTGTTGTTGCCCGAGTCAATGTCAGGCCGTGACCAGCTGATTGCGGATGGGCAAAGACAACTTGTAACTGCCCGGCTTGCATACGGTCGACGATCTCTTTGCGTTTCTTGACGGGGGTGGCCCCATCGATAACGCCGTATGAGATACCTAGCTTGTTGGCCTTAGCTGTTAGGCAGTCACGTTCGTGTGTCCAATTGAATGCAACCAGACTGTGCTCACGTTCTTCGACCAGTGACATGACAAGGTCGTAGCGTTGATCGTGGACCTTCACCACTTCACCGTCCTCGTCATACACAGCGCCCGTGCACATTTGCAAAAGCTTCTTTGTCCGTGCTCCAGCGTGAACGGCATTGACTGTACCTTGCTTGGTATACAGGACAGAGTCTTCTGCGAAGTCGCGATAGGCTTTGAGTACTGCAGGTGGTAACTCAACAGTCCGTTCGGTGGTGGTCTGCTCTGGCATATCCAGACAGCTCTCCAACTCGAAACGTATGTTGATGTCTTTGATCGCTGCAGCAACGATCTCTCTGGCAGAGTCTTTCTCAACCCACTCCTGGCCGAAGCCATTGAAGTGTGCTGTGCATACGTTCTGCCTGAACGAATAGAAACGGTGCCCGAGCCGTTGTCCGTCGTCTACGATCAAGGTTGGATGCCAGATGTCTAGGATGCCGTTACTGTTTGGCGTACCAGACATGGCGATACGGTTGTCAAAGTGTTTGGCAACTTTGAGCATTGCCTTACTACGTTGGCTGTCTTTGTTCTTGAACGCGGTGAACTCGTCGATGCACAGATGGGTAAAGCCCTCTAGCACATGCATGTTCTTGGTAATCCACTTCACAGCGTCGTGGTTAGTGATGCAGATGTCCGTGTTCTTGAGGAACTCTTTGGTACGGTTTTTGGATAGTGCAACAGAGTATGTGAGGTCGGGTGCAAACTTCTCGATGTCATCACCCCACGATGGTTGCAAGATAGATAGGGGAGCGAGGACCAGTAAGCGACCTGGTTTTTCTTTTGTTTGCTGGACAAACGCATCAATAACGCTGCGGGTTTTGCCAGTGCCCGGATCAGAGGTGATAAGAACGCGTTCATTGTTGAGTATGAAGTCCGTTGTTTTTGACTGATGCGAAAAGGGTGGTGGGATGCTCATTTGTCTTTCTCGTATATTACCATAGCTAATATTAATGCTTCAAAAATAAAATGGATCTTTCCTGCTGTGACCAACACAGGCCGCACGAAGTACACTTGTCGGTCTGCCCTAACTGCTCAGGACAGATAACTTCGATACCCTTTTTGGCCTCACGACGGATAGGTATGACGTTAGCTGAGAAGATCGTGTCTTGTGCATCGCTGAACCTGACCTTCCATTTGGAACTCTTGTTCAGTTCTGACAACGCACGACCAATATCTGAATCTGGATGGTGGTGCGTGTATCCGTAGACATGTAACGCGGGGAACTCGTCCAGCCACTTAGCCCACTGTTGTACATATGCCACACTGAAGAAGTCACCGAGTACATGTAGGCGTACAACGAAACCGTTTGGGTGACGTTTCTGTTTGTCCGCCAAAGACATTGATAACATTTCTATGAAGTCGTCGGCTGTGTGATCGTACCTATAGGCGAACGGCATATTGTTACCGTAGCAATCGTCCCATTGGTCACAAGTTCGTGGGCATGTAACACGCTCTTCGAGCGAGAGCTGCCATAGAACCATGCCTTTCCAAACACCGACTGATACCCTGTGCCCAAGCTTGGCGTTCTTACGCCCCGGCTTGAGCATATTAGGTGCCGGTTGTTTTACGTTCTTCGGATATTTTGTCCGAGTCCTTATCGTTGCCATCTGTAAACTTTCCTAGTTCTGCAGCCCAGTCGAAGCCGGGCATTTCCTTTTGAAGGGTATTAACGCCGTGGATAATTGTGGTGTGGTGCATCCCAAACATGTTGCCGATCTTCGAATATGAGTAGCCGCGTTCACGCAGCAGTCTCCAAATGAACCACCTGGCTCTACTAAGTGGGATTGTCTTTGCGCCGTAGACTACCTCTTGACGAGGTAGCCCACGCATTAAGCAAACCATGGCTGTAATTTCTTTGGCAAAGGATGTCATCATGGTTGTTTTCTAACCCACTGAAGTTTGACGGAAGGTATGTACTTACCTTCTTTGAAGTTGGCGTGTTCGGTTACGATGGTTGGTTCGTCACGGGAGATGGTCTTGCGTAATACAAACAAGACAACGGAAACAAACAAACCGCCGATGAGAGCAGCAACCATGCCGGCGTAGCTACCGGCGAAAGTCATCACGAGGAAACTCGTGATCGCGATATCGACGGGGATATCGAAAGCGATTACTTTTCGGATACCGAGTTTGAAAATCAGAAGTAAAAGGCCAAGGGCGGCGAGTATTCCTGTGATGAACATTGCGATGTTTCTTCCATATCTCATTTGTTACATAAGCTACTTGGATCAATTCAATGGCGAGGTATCCGTACCTCAGAATTTTTACCAGTAGCAGGTTCATGTCGTGTAAATCCTAAAGGCTGCATATCCGAGAAGGATTGCGGCGACTAACCAAAGAAACGCCATAGCCATATGGCCCATGAGCGTAGCGAGCGTGAACACACAAGCCATAGCTGCCGCCCCGGCCACGAATTTTTTGATAACCATTTACGTATCTCCTTTATGGTTAAGCGTACCCACCATGTGAGTGGATATTGTTTGCGTAAGTAATACTCGGCCCAACGCCCGGCCCATCTGTACCGTTCGTCTGGCCGACCTTTTTTAAAGATCGGTAACTTCATAAGTTCACTCTTTTATTCTGGGCCGACTCCCCATTGGCATTCTGGGAAATCACCTTTCCTATATGAACACCAACGGCATGCGGCTTTGCTGGGGGAAGGGTCGAAGTCTTTTGTGGTCGTCATCTTGACGCCACGGCTGTGGAATCCTGGAAAGAACATCATCGCTTCATCACGTGTGAATGACTGCGTTGTTGTTTCACCTTGATCGAGATACCAAAGTTCAGTCTTAACAAACTGTAGCTCTGGGTCTCGCATGAAAGCTGCGATTGCGTAGAGCAAACACTGCTGTCCATGTCCGACTTCATTGCCAAACTTCTTACCTGTTTTGTAATCAATTACACGGGCAGAGGTTTGATCTTCTTTGACGTACGCATCCAACTTGATACGTACCCAACAGTTACCAGCTAACCAAGCGGTTGGTTGCCAGTCACTAGTGAAAGCCCACTCACCTTCGAGCTCTACAAGGACATCTGGTTTGAGGTGCCAGTTACCGTTGTACTGCTCACGTAGTTCTTTGAACTCGGAAGTGAACTTCTTGAGAGAGGCTGGGAACTCGTCAAGCGTACCGTTGACATAGTTCTCTGCTTCATCGTGAATCATGCTCCCGCGATCAGCAGCTGGGCTACTTGGCTCGGGGATACGCTTTACTCTTGAGATGTATGTGCGGTATGCACACTCCTCAAATACTTTTAATGCTGAGTAGGACCAAGCCGTAACCGGGCCCAACTCATCTACTGGTGTTAACTTGATAGGCTTATCAGCGTCAGGTCTCGTGGATGAGGTGAGTTTCATAGATATGTAGTCTCCAAAGTTATCCACAATGAATAGGACGTTTTTACGCCCTTAGTAAAGACCTATCTCCTACTTCGAAGTAATTATTGATAAGGCGGTCGATAGTGTCTCCGTCGGTAGTCCATACGACGCCAAGACCACGAATGATCTTGCCTTCGCCACCACCACGTTGAGGCTTACTCTTGAGCCCTGACCGATCGAGCAGCTTGTTGAACTGGCGTATTGGAATCTGCGGACTGTGTTCGGTAAGCACGTGGTAAACGATACGAAGATGTTCGGGCGGTATAACGCTGCGAATATCTTTTTTAGCATCAGAGATCCACGTCTTGATAAGGCGTTGAGCTGTCGTAATCTTGTTAGCGTCAAATGTGTTGGTCAGTTCTATGTTCAACACATCTTCAAAGATAGAGATGTCGCCGACTTGTAGGTTGTGAGCGAACTCATCAAAGACAGACATGGTGATAGAGCGCATATCTACTTTGGCTGCATTGTTCATACAGGTACGAGCCATGCGTGTGTCTACTTGATACGAAGCGAGCACGCCGGCGAACGCCTTAAGTTCTTTCTTTAGACCATCAAGGTTGGCAACAAGCTTGGGGTGTACGACTTCCAGCTTCTCTTCCTGCCGGGGCGCTACGTTATAGCGACGATCGCCAGCCTCGATCTTGATTGCATCAGGGCGGTTGGTCAGGAACAGGAAGTTCGTAAAACTCTTTTGTTCGACCTGGTTCGTACGCATTGCACGGATAGTTACAGTCGGCTCAGTGATTTGATTCTTGAGCTTGTCTGCCATGCGAACTGTACCGCCGCGTGAGTCAGACATGCGGAACTCGTCAACCACGAGGAATAGGGACGATCGCATATACAAGTTGTACTGCTCTTCGATGTTCTCAAGGGCTTTCATGGTGACGTGCTCGCTACCAAACAAAGGCCTTAACACTCTGTTGACGAACACACCTTTACCCGTACCCGGCACACCACCCAAGATCCATGCGGTCATGGACTTGGTTTTAGTTTGATAGATGTGTGCCAACCAGTTTAAGAAGTGCTCATATTCAGCATCGCCATTACCCACCATATGGTAGATGAGCGTATGAATGAGCGGACAGTGACTTTTTAGCAACACTGCATTGCCATACGACAAGGGCACATCGGGCTTAACAGCTTTAAGCATATAAGGCGTGCGCGTATAGGTATTAACAAAGTATGGGACTTTGTCGAAGTTGACGCTGGTGTCTTCAGATGTTGGATCAAAGACCACCTTCGCGTCAGGAATGAAGTCAGGTTCACTACGTCCATGGCTTCGCATAAACGAATCGATACTGTTACGTGACGTCGGCGTGAGTGGGTAATCTGAACTGAACTGGTCCTGATTAGGATCGAACAAGCCGTTGTAATACGTATCCGTATAGAAGTCGCGAAGTACTACAGGTCGTAGCGGTTCCTTCTTACCGGCTTCGGTATGCTTAAACTTATCAAAGATGTAACGATAGAAGTCAGGGTCTGCCTTCTCGATCTCAAAGACCGGTTCGTCTTTGAAGTTGAACATGTATGTCGGGTTGTCGACATTGAAGTAGTAAGCGTTGCTGTCACCACTGTTAATGTTGCAACGGATGTACGGGGCAGATGACGTATCGGAAACTGATATCGTCATTTTGTCTGGGTTAAGTAGCACCTCGACTGTCTCATCTGAGATGGTGACTGTCTGTGTTTTGGCGCTACGTTTGCCAAGACCTATTAGTTTTCTAAGTTTTTCTTTTATGGCGCTACCGTCCTGGTGCACTCGCTCAGGGTTAATCTCAGAGATCACCGGAGTAAGGTCCACGGATGGTTGTCCACGGTCCACGCGCACGATCCGATGTTCAGGGTCAGTGAACGGATCTAATCCTGCTTCGGTGAAGTCAGGGGGCGCGATGAATATAAGCTTTGAGTTGTCTGCAACCGACGGATCAAGCGGATACTTGAGTGCTTGCCCTGTCGCAGATAGCTCCAGTTGATTTTGATACAACGGCACTGTGTGGTTCATGTGCTTGAGCCACAGCTTGATGCTCTTAACGGGCAACGGCATGGTTAACATCATGTAAAGATGTATCGATATGCGGTTGCCTTTAAGACCAAGACTGCTTGAGGCTTGCACGATATAACTGACGTTATGGAACTGGGCAGGCATAGTTCGAATGAACTGCTCTGCTAAGTATGTCATGTCAGCGTCGGTCAGTGTCGATGACAGGTTATAACCGGGGATGGTTACACCATCGAGATCCAGAACAATGTATTCGGCATATGAATTACGATCACCTGCACCTGCTCTGCTCTCATTATGCAGTCGACGACGAAGCGGTCCTTTTAATAGGCAGTGTCCCTGCTTGGAATGTTTACGCAGAAGGTGCTCGAAGTCTTCTAGATCGGGCACCTTATAGTGGTGAGACGTTACGTTCTTTGCATTGGGATACGACTTTGTCCCGTTCGGACTAATCGTTTTAGTCAGCCGAATTCCGTTCGGCGACTCTAAAAAAACAACCTGCAATCACAATCTCCGTTAGTGTTGCTAAATTAGTGTAGCTAATATTTTAGACTAAAGACGGGTACCGTAATTTGAAAATCTCCTGCCGGTCAACTTCAATATCAGTATCTGCAGAAAAAGTGAGACGAATAGAACCATTGTCATTTGACTTTGTATATTTGACCTCGGCAATCACCTCGCCGTCCTTGTGAAGGACGACAGATTCATCGAGGTGTCGGGACAAAACAAGACGGCCCATCATTTACTGTACTCCGGGGCATAACCACCCTCAGCATCGAGAGGAAGGTTAGATGCCCAACTAGGCGGGATGCACATCAGTTCGATAATGCGTTCCATCACCTTATCAGGATGTTCATCCGGGGCAACACAAACTACCTCGTCGTGCACGGTTAGTGCGACGCGTCCGCCAATCGGGTTGAGGTACTCTTCAATCCGCAACAACGCATCGGTAACGACGATCCGTGATAGAGCTTGAACAATGTTCTCGGTCAGTTTTCCGCCGTAAGTGTTCTCACGTACACGTCCGTTATGGAAAGTTGTCCCGCTTAATTCGTGGTATCTGAGAGCCATACCGTTGGGTAGAAACAATTTTCGTTTACCAACGGTTAACGGCCCGTAAACGGAGCCTGTCGCTAGGTTCGATTGCATGTCCAGTAAAAGGCAGTCTGCTTTCTTCCAGAAGTCAGGTATGCCGCCATAAGTTCCGCGATAAGTATCGACGATGTCCTTGGCCTTCCTGTCATCGATATCAATGACAGGGCCGGCTGCACCTGATCGCAGGGTTGCTCCGAACTTGTCTCCACCCATGCCATAACCAAGACCCAACACAGCTGTCTTACCGACGAAGCGTTCTGTTGGGTGGTCGTGTTTATTGACAGGGTAATCGTAGATAACTGAGGCAAAGTTAGAATAAACATCATCACCCTGACGGAATGATTCAAGAAGCTTATCCTCCCGTGCGATCCATGCCAGCATACGAGCTTCGATGTTCGACAAGTCAGCTACATATACAAGGTGGCCTGGCGGTGCGATGAGAGACTTACGTAACTCACTGCCACGCGGCATGTTCTGTACGTTGATTTTCTCGGTACCACCAAAGCGGCCAGTGTGTGCTGCATAGTAACGAAGAGGCATGGGCATAAGCCCTTGCTCATTGGCGCTATCTAGGAACCGTTGTGCACGAGTCTCGGCAATGCGGGACTTCACTACACGCCTGCCTTCCCAGATGTGTTTATGCTGGGGGTACATGGCAGCCATTTGCTTGAACCCTGCATCGTTCTTACCCAATGCCGGTATGTGTTTACCGGTTGTAGGACTACGCTTGGTAGGAGGATCGATGCCCAGCTCTTCCTTGATATACAGTGAGAACTGCTGGTTGCTTGAGAGCACTTTGCGATCAATACCTGCAGCTTCGATAGCTGCTTCATTGGCCTTGGTCACTTCATCACGGTACGTGGTCAGTCGTTCACGGTCCAGCATCATGACTGGATCGACGAACATACGACAGGTCAGGTTGATGAGATCCAACTCGGACTCAGGATAATTGGCGATCATACGTTCGAAGGCTGCGCGAGTGAGCTCGACGTCTTGTATGCAGTAGCCAGCGATTGATTCCTCAATGTCCGGTGGCAGATCTCGAATGCCTTTGGCCGTGACCAGTTCTTCACCTTTACGCATGGTCTCACTGGTAGGCCACAGTCTTTCAGCAAGGGCTGCAAGTCTGGCACTTTGACCTGGGTAACGACCACGGCTCATGGCTGCAGTGTCATAGTAGTAGGCAGGCACACATCCATAATACTGAGTAAGGATGTATGCATCGAAGTGGGTATTGTGGCAGATGACGTTAGCTTGGCTCCAGTCAATTGAATGGAGGAAGTCTTCAACTTCATCTTCACCGTACCATTGGGGTACGTCTTCTTCACCGAGAATCTGAGCACCAACCCCCCACACTTTGAACAGGGGGCTGGCTACGTATTCCATGGTGGTCATTGTTGTTAGTGAATAACCACGATCAAAGAAGGTTTCGAAGTCGAGAACGAGTGTTTTCATAATTACGCAGCCTCAACCTCTCTAATCTGCATTTCAGTGACAGCCTTGTAGGTTTTGTCGATATTGTTGAGTGCATAAATGGCTGAGGTCACGTCGTAATAGAACGCGTGGTCGTATTCAATATCGTCTTTGATTGTGTGCAGTGCAGCAATCAGTGCACGTATTTGGTTAATATCAATCATTGCGTTACTTCCATGTAAGTAACCTCACCGAAGGGTGCGGTTCTGGTTTTATCGGTAGACACCCAGATGACTGGGGAGTCCGGTGAATCACCAAAGTCATTCGAACGAAGATCGGTGAGATATACAATGGCTTCGACGTCAGAGTAATTACGTTGGACGCTGTTGATGGCGGGGGAAAATCTAGTGCCACCGCCACCGATTAAGTTAATAGGATCTTCGGGAAAATCGTCTGGTGTGTATGTGTATGATTGGTGAACTTGTGTGTCACACGAGACGATATGAATTTCCTTGGGCTGCTGCATACGTACGATGTCGTAAATCTCAGCCCAGAACTGATTAAGCTCCGGTGTGGTGATAGACCCGCTGGTGTCGATACACACAGCAACAGCGCCAAGCGCATCTGATTTCATGGACGGGAGATACTCGTCTTCTGAAATGTAAGCGCGATTGGGCTTGCGCCAGCTGTAGTCAGTGTCACTGAGGTTGGTGAAAAACGGCCAAAGAATTTCTCGCCAATCCATAATTGGGTCGAGGACATCTTTAAGCTGCCGTTGGATAGACTCAGGTAGCTTGCCTGCAGCTTTGGCTGTTTCAATGGCGTTGCGAACAGCAATGTCCCACTCATTTTGGAGTGTGACCTGATTGTCGCTAGGTGCATCTTTGAGTTGGCACCAGCTACACCCTTCGTTTTCTTCGGGAAGAGCGTTGTAAATTTGCTCGGCTGTCATGTTTTCAAAATCAGGGTCATAAAGCCCGCCATCTGGAATAACAAAACCAGAGCTGAGCAAATGGGCATTGATTGCGTAATCGCAGGCAATGTTCCATTTGGTATGGTCACGTTCGCCACGGCGTAACATGTGCTGATAAGCACAGTGTAGAACTTCGTGAGCCAATAAACCCCGCAACTGGTGCGGGGTCAGAGGTTTAACAAAGTCAGGATTGAAGAGTAGTTGTTTGCCGTCAGTGGCTGACGTTGGGATGTCGGTAGTTTCGACAAGCTCCAAACGCATAGCCAAAACGCCAAAGAACGGTTGAGCTACAAGCAGCTTAATACGCTCTTTAACTACTCGGTCGTATTGATCTGTCATGCAACGTCTCCCAATAGTGCGGCGGTCAACATGGTGGTGTTGGCTTCTGTTGGGTCGAAGTTGGCACGAGCCTTGGCTGCATCAGCATCAAACTTGCGCTCGACTTTCTGGTGCATCTTGTGAATGACATCAGTTGGAAGTAATTTCTCAGCTGCAGGCCATGCGGTTAGTAGCTGCTTGACAGTGTTGCATTGGCTAAGAAGATCACGAACACCTTTAAAAAAGTTGCGGCGCTTTTCATGTGCTTTAGCCAAACCTTCTTTGTGGGTAGTAATGAGTTCCCTAAGCCGTGCGGCATGCGGCTCGCCAAAGTCTTCAGGTACTAGTTTAAGAGTCTTGAAGCGAATAAGGTCGTGACCTATACCACGAAACTCACCGATGTTTGTGAGTCCAAAAGAATAAGATGTGTTAGGCCCAATATAAACATCAATTTTATCAAAATAAGCAGATGCATTGCGTTCATCGTTTACGAATTGAAATGCTCGTGTGTTCATACCTGCAGAAACGGTATCGAGAGTTGTTTGCAATGTTTTGAGATCACGTATGTATGGGCAATCTGCCCAGTTACCGGCAATGATCTCGTCGATTTCAATACGTCGTTTGTCAGTTGATTGGACTGTCCTGTCGTAATCCTCCATCGCTAGATTTTGGATTCGATCTCTGAGTTGCTGAGACATTCTTACTGTAGCCATAGTTACCTCCTTGGTTGGCTGTGATTAAAGCAACGCTTGTGCGTTTTCCTGTGCCCACGATTGGAAGACAGGGGTCGTGGTTAGTGATCGGTCTTTGGCAAGAGCATCACGTACAAGAATCACCTGATACTCAGGCGGCATACGATTGGCATAAGCCATGATCTTGGGAAAGTTAAGAGCAGTTACTTTTGCTGCGAGTGCACCGGACAACGCATAGAGAGTCGATGGCTCGACCGGTACTTTCATGTGCGTTGGTTTCTGGATGATTTTGTCGAGGTCGGGCAGCTCATCTGCGATGCGCTTGAATGCCAAGAACTCACCAGCCGCGCTGTCACCGACAACTGACGCCAGTGAATAGAACTGACGGTCATCATCGGCTGGCATGTGCGGGACTTTTTTGTCGACCATCTCCCAGCTACGAGGCGTTGGGAACGCATACTCACGAGTGTCCATAGAATGGAGCAGCGTTGGGCGATAACGAATGAACGAAATAATAGCGGGGCTAATATCGTTACGCATAGCCCAAGCGCACCAGTCGTCAGTGTTGACCCCCAGTTCATAGTGCGAGAAGCGATTACGTACAGGAGTTGGCATTTCGTTGACGGCTGCACGGTCGGCTGCACGGTTGCCCGCAGCAACGATTGCTGTGTTAGGTGGCAGCTGATAAGTGCCGATTTTACGATCAAGGATCAGCTGAAGCAGTGCGTTCTGCGTAGCTTTAGGTGCGTTTGGAAGTTCGTCGATAAAGAGCACGACGTTACCGCGATAGTCTGTGTCGGGGTAATCTTCAGGCACACCGTAGCGTGTCTTGTATGTACCGTCTTCCTGCTCAACAACTTTGAGACCGCCACGTACATCGACAGGGTCGAAGAGGTTTGCGCGTAACTCGAAGAGTTTGGCGTTGAGCTTGGTTGACATCTCGTAAACAATTTGAGACTTACCAATGCCTGGTGGACCCCAGATCATGGTGGCCAGACCGGCACGTGCATTAGCGAACAGTTCGTCCGCAAGATGGGATGGTTTGATAGTACGCATGTTATAATTCCTTTTGTTTAATGCGTGGTTAGAAAAGCTTTTTCAAGTCTTCTGTGGCTTGCATGACTGCGAAGAAAAATAATGCAGCAACAAATGCCCCGAAAAGGATGCCTAAAGAAAATAGAAATCCAGTGAGGAATATCGAGACCATTAGAAGGCTCCGCTTTTGTAGGCTTCGTGGTTTGCGATATCCATCGCGTCCTTGTAGCCTTCCGAGTAGCGTTCACTGAGCAGTTGTTCTTTGATCTCGATTATGTGTTCGACAATGGGGTTATTGACCGGGCATTTAAGGTCAAGGGCCTCTTGGACTGTGGCCATGATTCGTCCTGCGATGGCTGGTCCTAAACGGTCCATGTCAAGTTGGGTGAGGGGTAGGTATATGGTCATTTGGTACTCCTTTGTATGCCAAATATTTCTTTTTCTCCGGAAGAATCCTTTTTTATTAGTTCAGGTAATATTAATTTTCATTCTTAGATCATTTGACCTGGTTCGAGGTCCCTAGAAAATGTCACATCTTTTTCGTCTACATGGTAACACTCTTCGCAAAGCCAGCCGTCTAAGTGAAGAAAATTTGCACCGTCACAACGGTCGGCTGGGATTCGGTTAACGAATCGACCGAATCCCAGTGCAACAGAGTGAAAGCATTGTACGCAATACTCACCCACATCTATTTTATCCATTGATGAACTCCTCTATGTCATCGGGGTGTATCTTGGTGAAGTCAGCAACCCCGCATTCAGGGCAGTAGTAACTGTGACCTCGATGGTCAGGTTTGGCTTGTAACTCGTCATGCCATCCATGCCATGAGCAGTGATAGCAATCTAAATAATCATCAATCAAGTTCATCAAGACGCTCCATCAGATCAGCTACTGCTTCTTCTTTTGTTGCGCCAAATCCTGTAACGCTGTCGTAATCCAACGTGTCATAATTAACGGCTTCCCAGTCAAATCTTCGGATCGGAATAGGTTTCGGATCGTAATAGGTTTGGATGTTTATCTTCTGCTGTTTTGTCAAAACCGTGGCTCCTTTGGATAATTCTCTATGTCATACCTGAGAACCGCCAGTAGATCTCGCTTCTCTGCTTTGCTTCCAAGGAAGCAGACATATCTATGTTTTCTGGGTCTAGGAGCTAAATAAAAGTCATCTCCATATTTTTTGCGCATGGCCTGCGCCCTGTTTTTTTCTCCGCGAAACTCATCTGCTATCGTTTGGCCATGTAAATGCTCTTTACCTTTAACCTTCCAATCGGTGCGTTTAGCGCTCAATCCGCAATACAGAAAATTTGTGGCTTGATAGACATAGCCCACATGGTTTTGCGCGGTGTCTGCAAAACTGACAACGATAGACGGACGAGGAAGCATTTTTAAACTTTTTGCGATCAACTGGCTTGCATAATTCGGCCTGTTGTCCGACAGGCATAACCGATTAAGCTCAAGAACTTTTCCTTTATGGCCATCACCGCATATGCCCCTACGTAATGGTGCGCTAGGCGGAGTGCCATATGTGCAAACTCCAATTAAATCTTTGCCCTTAAACAGGCCAAACGCATGGCTAATACTAGGGATTCTTTGCGCGTAGTGGATGTTTAACAAAAAAGAGTAGGTATCTTTTGATGGTATCTTCTTTACAAAAAGTTTTCCATTAGTAGGCATGACCTTCAGCTTTCTTTAGTAGTTCTCTGGCCTTTTCATAATTTGTCGTCCAAGTTTTAGGATCTTCATAATCAATCATTAGCTTTATCCTTCCTGGATCTGTTGAGTTGTGAAGTAACGATCGCAACCTTTGCGTTTAGACGTACGTTGTTGTCTGCCACAATTCGGATTGCTTTCTCATTTGTTGCATCACCATGGTCTGATACCAGTTTTGCAAGGTTGAGTAGTGCTGCGGTGATGTCCATTTATTCAAAGTCCTTTTCTAGTTCGAGGGCTTCTCTCTTTTGCTGAGATAGCCATTTGTCTACAGCTCTATATGCATCCAAAAGAGCCCTTTGTGCTTCGCTTCCCGGGCCTTGATCATTATTCAAGTGCCGTTGTTCTTGTATGATCCACAAGCAGGCATAAATTCCGTGGTCCATTAGACGTGTCCTTTCGCTGGTAGTTGGTGTCTGTAGTAATCGTCAGCCTTCATTATGTTTTGACAACGCTTAAGCGTATGAGTGATAGGTTTCATCGAGACATTTGTTCTAAGACCGATGTGGTCGTGAATGTTTTTAAATGAAATCCTATCCATATAAGACTTGTCGTTTGTATAAAGCCAAGCCGCAGCTACCATCTGGCAACGCAAGAAGAATTCATCACAATTCTTCTCGGATATGACAGGCATATCTACTGACATACATCCCCAGATGAGATGTTCAGTGTTGGGGTGTAGATGCGTCTCCCCTTCTCGTTCGTAATAGCAAAGCGTTTCGTAGTCTTTGATATCACCGAGATCATAATTAAGAGCCATGAGTAAAATCCTTTTATGTTGACCAAAAAAAACCCCTTGATCCGAAGACCAAGGGGCAAGTTCAGGGAGGAAATGTATACATCAGGATAGATGAGACTTGAGTATACAATTATTAGTCTAGCTAATTATCTGACCGTGTCTAGAAGTTAGCTGCCATTTGTTTGTAGTCACTGACAGTTGCGATGACTGGCTCAACTTCGCGGAACCGCTTATCGAGATCAGCTGCATTTTTGTGCAACATGTAAGTGATACGCTCACGTGCCTGGTAGGTATATGACGGCGTATTGTTCCACTGAAGATACTCCCAGATGTTACGGTGCGCCTGATACCATGAACCTGCATACGCAGCAGCTTCCATCGCCCGAGTCTGCTTGGTCTCTAACCAATCGGGTAGAGGCTTGTCAGCATCGATCGGTTTGTCAAACGCTGTAAGGTACTGATGCTTGGCATAAGCGCGTTTGCGTAACGCATCGGCGGTGATGTCACCCATCGAGGCAACGATGGGGAACTGGTTGGCACTACCAACGGAGTCCAAGATCGTGGTGTACGAGTGTACAAGTGCGTCAGTAACAGCTGGGTCAGCAAGGTTGGTCATACCGTCAACCATTTTTGCGGACGAGATACCTTCGATGTACGTGTCGTAAACACTCTGGATGGTAGATTCTTGAGGACGTAAGTGCTCTTTACCATCGTTGAACGACTTGTTGTAAGAATCGGTTAACGAAGCTTCAAAGTCATTGAGTATCCAGAACGGGTACTTCGCTTTGGTATCTGCACGTGCTGCTGCTCCCTCTGGGTCACCAAGTGTGTCCTCGGTGTAATGGTCGTGGCGAGTCTTGACGTCATACGTAAGCTCTTCACGCTCCATATCAGCTGGATCGAATTGAGTGACAGGTGTTTTGATTTTTGATTTAGCCATAAGAAATCTCCATAGTTAGCTAAAAGTTGGTGCTACCCTCATTGGCAACACAAATAGTGCGAAACCCACAGGCCGTAGGCCTGGGGGCTGGTTGCTACCCGTAGACAATGTCTCCGAGCAGCGCGAATTGCATGAACACATCAGCATCTTCTGCGTCGAAGTCGACGTCACTCCAGTCAGTGATTGGTTGCTTACGGTTGAATCTCCATAACGTCCACTTGCGTAGGGCTGTTATATAAGGAGCTGTACCTGGCATCTGGAGTGGGGTGGAGATACGCCTTTCGAAGTCATCTTCGGTTATAAAAGCGGTGGTGAGACCTTCGATCCTTAAGAACGGTACTAGGTAAGATACTTCTTCGCCTTTGGCGTTGCCCATGGCAAACATTGCTAGCCAGTGATTGGAGCCACCTTCAATTGCGGTGGTCACAAGGTCATGTATCAACTCTTGTTTGGCTAAGATCCGTTGTTCTTTATTCATGGTTCGTCATCCTTTCTTGATTGACGTTACGTAATGCAAAACCTCTACTCCCGTGAGGGATAGAGGTGTGGATAAGTCAGGAAATAAGGGGAATTGGGAGTGAAAGCGGAGTTATTCACATGTGTATGTTGTCAAAAATGTTTGACAAGAGGCCAATTTGTTACAGGTTTAGGGGGTAAAGGTGTAACAAACGTGTAACACGGGGAGTGGCTAAGTGATTGAAAACATTAGCCTTTTAAAAAAGGTGTTACATGTTGGTATGTGGATAGATTTATAAAAGTCCTTTAAAAACAAGGATGTTACAGATGTTACATGTTACAAAGGGGGGTACAGCTATAGTCAATATGCGTTTTCTCGTTTTTTAATATATGGGGATGTCGGCTTGTAACCTGTAACATGTTACAAAATAGGTGTATTGCCTGTTGGGCAAGGAAAAAGTGTATAAGAATCAAGGACTAAGGTCCGTTGTCCGTTGTTACAGGTCCGTGGTCAAAGTTGTAACAAAAATGCCGAAAGTTGTAACAAAGTGCCCGGCGGGCGACGGACGCAGCGCCGTGGGCCGTGAATCATAGGCCGTAAACCGTTGATAATAGGGCATTATTTATGGATGAAGGTCCGTTGCCCGTGGTTGAAGGCCCTGTTACACGTTTGTTACA